GCAACTTTTCCTGCAATACTGCCATCTGTAAATAATACTTGTGACAGTCCAGATGCTGATGCGGTTATGCCTAGATTTGCGTCTCCAGCCGTATTTGATAATTGAAAATTATACTCTGGCGAAGTCGTCCCAATCCCAACATTGCCTTCATTTTGTATAAATAATCGGCTTGTTATAGTTGCATTAGTATCGGCTGTTCCAACTGGAGCAGTTGCAAAATTAATGTCACCTTGATAAAAACTAATCCTAGCGGCTTCGTTGTTTTCTATGTATTTATAACTATTGTCAGTTCCACGGTATAAGTTGGACAATAAGCTAAAGGGATCATCTGTTGTATCATAAAGTTCTAGCGCACCAGTATTGCCTATTTGCAAAACAGCTTGTGAATTACTAGACCACGTTTTTGGTGCGCTATTGGCGATAGAAACCACACCGCCAGATGAGATGCGCATACGTTCTGTGGCATTTGTCCAGAATGCTAATGGTGTATTTTTGTAGTTAAGTAGATTAACATTGCCATCATTAGCATTGTTAATGACTTGAAAGCCATTACCATTTGTGTCACTACTTGGGTTTCTCAAAATAAGACGAGATGAACCTCCCGATGCTGTGTTATTAACTACGTCTATTGCGTGTGTCCCTGTTGTAGTTTTTGCAACACTAAGAGCATAACTAGGCGAACTCGTCCCAATTCCAACCTGTCCGCTGCTGTCGATGCGCATGCGCTCTGTGCTGCCAGTAGCAAGTAACATTGCGTTAGTGTTATTATCATACTGAATATAACCAGCGTATCTACCTGTTCCTGATGTAGCATCGCCAAAGTGGATTGTATTATAGCCATTTGTTGCTGAAAGCATTTGTATGACAGTACTTGCAGTAGACGTGCTACCTACTTGCAAAGGGCCATACCCACCGTATGTCGCTGAACCTAATAAGAGATTACCGCTGCTGTCGATGCGCATACGTTCTGTGTTGTTTGTTTTTAAGGCGAAACCAATGTTAGAAATCGAGCCAACAAAAGGAACAGTGTCTACACCTAAACCAGCCGCATGTGTGCCATCTGCTAAACGTATTTCTGGCGTTCCCCCGCTTTCAACTACTTGAATATTGGTTACAGGGCTAGTCGTCCCAATGCCCAAACTCTCAGCACTCGCATCCCAGAAGAACTTTGCCGTGGTGCCTGTGTCCTCGTAGAAGCTGATGTCGCCTGTTGAGTTGTCGATAGTAAGACGTTGCGTTGCTGTGGCGTTGTTATCGTCTAAGCGAGAAATCTTAAATACACCGCCAGTAGTTTGTAGCTGAGTATCGTTGTCAGTAGTGTCAGTTTCTTTAAGCCGCAGTCGTGCATTGGCAGATGAAATAACTGCATCCCCATCCACAGTCAGCCCATCGCTGGTCAAAGTACCCGTGATGTCTACGCCTGCAGTAGTTGTTTCTATGCGATCTACGCCATTGTACTTGACGACAACAGAGCCATCATTGGCCATTGTCAGCATATCTTCGCCGCCAGTTTTTTCAAAGACGATGTTTGCACCGCCTTGAATTATTAAGTCGCCTGTTCCCTGTTCTCGAATATAACTATTAGCCCCATCGTGGTAAATCTGTAGGTCAGACCCAGCGCCGAAGATGGCTTTGTCGTTGTCGCCGAAGGACAAGTTACCCGTCATGGTGCCGCCAGACAGCTCCAGTTTGTCTGTATTCAGGTTAGTGAAGTTGCTGTCCACCTCTGCATGCGTGAGAGGTGAACCCTTCCCAGAGCGGGTAACAATAGTAGCCATCGATTAGTCCAATCGTATTTTCAAGTTTCCAGCAGAAATGCGAAAAATGTCGCCCGTTTCAATTGTCTTAGGCAAGGCAGTAGTAAAATCGCTTGGATCGGTAAGCTGTGCATATGCAAGCAAATTTCCACCGCTAGACGCGTCGTAAACGCCAGCGTATGTTACTGTACCCCACGACGCCGTAGCCGCAGGAAACTCAATCGCGGAACCCGTCGTCGCTTCAGTTGGACTTGTGCCACTGACAGAAAACGTAGCAGTTTGACGCGCGTAAGACCCGCCAGACACCTCAGTGCCTGCCGCGCTATCGCTAGACGCAGACGTGTGCAGCCCAACGTATAACGTCGATGGCGCGGTGTAGGCCGTGCCTTCAAACACATGCCCCAGTATCTTATCTTCAAGATAGTCTGTAAAACTCATTAGTAACTCCTAATACTCATGCGCAAACCAGTGCTTTGTGTGCGCGATTTTTCTGAGGCAAGATTAACACTATCCAACGCAGATTGATACAGGTTGGCCCAAACTGGCAGTCTCGCATCATCACCCAAGAACGGCGCCGTATGCATCAACGTGCCATACAAATAAACGTCAGGCGCATCCTGCAGTAGCCAGTTGTATGTGTTGCTATCAGACAGAGCCTCGTTTTTAGCGTAATACAGGAGTTCTGCTGTATACTCAGCGTCAGGCGTTGGATATATTTCAAACGCACTATCGCTCATTGTATAATACTTTGGCCTGCCAGATGTATTTCCTGAGTTCATGCGGCGATTAATAATTTCAGCGTGACCAACCTGTTTTAACTCATAAGTATCACCACCGCTCAAGTAAAAGCGAATGCTCTCTAGCCAGTCAGTCGGCACACGCGAATACTGATCGTCTAGCTGAACTGTCGCGCGCTTTTCCATTTTCCAATGGCGAACCTTGCGCGCGATGTCGGCTTCCGCCAAGTCAATAAACGTATCAATCGTCTGATCGATGTCAGGCTTATTGATGAAGTTTCTAACTTGGTCTTTGAGTTCCGCGTATGTCGATGGCATGTGTCACCTTATGCGTTGTTTGCAGCGTTGCTAACAGCAGCCAATGCAGATTGTTGAGCAGATGCAACGTCAGCAGGCGCAGACAATGAGAAGCCAGCGGATTTAACGTCATCAAAAGATAGCGTCTGCTGTGACTTAACTGCCGCCATAACTTGCTGAGACACCGTGTTGTTAAACACCTGATAACGCGCGTCATCCATTAGGAATGGCGTTGCATGCAGCAATGACGTGTAAAGATACACGTGCGGTGCATCTGTCAGAAGCCAGTTTGTCGTATTGCTATCAGTAAGCGCGGGAATGCGCTGGTAGTAATCAATATCCATCGAAAGTGAAGTTGATGGGGATGGCGTTACAACCATTTCACGGCCAATGATCGCAAAGAAACGCGGGTTTGCTGCATCGCGTGTACGCGTGCGGCGCAGCATTGTAAGCTGCTGCGGTGTGATTTGCTCTAGCGGCTCATCCTCTGTAGACGCAACCTGAACGTATACAACTTCTAACGCATCTGCTGGCAGCGTTGCGCGACCAGATGTAATTGCGGCTGTATTTGACGCAACCATGTCAGCGCTGCGCAATACGTCGTTTAAGGTGCTTTCCGCTAAACGAATAAAGTCTGGGATTTTTTGATCGAGGTCAGCGCGGTTTAGCCAATCCCCGATTGCAGTTTGCAATTCTGCGTAGGTTGTAATTGCCATGTTAAACTCCTAAGATTGGCCTTTTTTACCACGGTTAGACGCTACAATCTACCCGCGCGAGTTCTGAATACTTCGTTGTCGCGGTCGTTCAACCACTTCTTGAACGCCACTGGATCGTCTGCAATCCCACGACGTTTAAGATCATAATACACGTTTAATGGAATAGACGCTACCTTGTTGACATCGCGGTATCTATCCGGCGTGTCGTTGTACTGACGCTTGTTCGCTTCGGCGATCGCCGTGACATCTTGCTGCGTCTCAATCACGTATTCCCCCTTATCCGTGACGTGCCAATATTGTGTGATGCCGGTGAGTGGATCTCTTCCAAATAGTCTTCGTTGGCCCATGCCATACTCCCATAAGTGAGTGGGGCGACCGAAGCCGCCCCGCTAGCCTTATGATACGTTCAAGTCTGCGACAACAGCGTGCGCTGCTTCGTTCAAGACTTTCAAGCCGAACTCTGCGATGACCATGCGCTTCTCAGCGTCACCAGTCTTCGCCAACTCAACTTGTTGGATTGGACGTAGGTAGCAGACAGATGCGTACTCTGGGTCTAGCAACCATGCGTCACGCTCACGAGAGAAGCGGTTAGCAACGACATTCAATGTACCGAAGTCTGACAAGTAAACGTCAGCCGCGCCGATGATTGTTGTTGGCGCGTCTGATGGCGCTTGGTAACGCTGTGCCGCGATACCTGCGAAGCCTGATACAACGGTTTTGTTGTGTGGGCCTACCATCAAGATGCTTGGCTGGCCGCCAGAAACGAACGCCTGCTGCATTGCGTCTTTCAGCATTGTCTCAGTGAAGTCACGCTGAGTGCCGTCTGTACGTGCAGTTGTACCGTCGCCAGTTGCCAAACCGCCGCCTGTGCCGACGTTCTCGTTAGTCGCAACCCAAGCGCCCAAGCCACCTGTCTCACGAGCTGTTGAAGAGTTTCCAGCAACTTGCGCGTTGTTCGCAGTCAAAACTGCCTCGATGTCGCGCTTCAACTCTTTACCGCGCTTTGCTAGCTGGTACGCAAGTTCGTCGTTGCGTCCTGCTGTGTCTAGCGCTGAGTAGTTGTCAGCAACGATTGTGGTGCGACGGCGGATATGTGTGTAGTTGCCTACACGGCTTGTCGCCGCTGTGCTGTCGAATGATGACACGTCGTCACCATCGATGACTGCAGTTGTGCTTGTTGACGCCAAGCTGTCAGTCTGCCACTCGAAGTAAGTGTTGGCTACGCTTTCTGAGCCAATGTTAGATTGTAGAGGGACTTCCTCTGGTGAAATATTCGCGATTACGTCTGCAAGACTTTCGCGGATGCCC